GTAGTAGAAGTAAAAATTCTGCAAGCTGGTCAAGCAGGCGTTAGTGCAGAACTTAAAACAATTATTGAAGAAGATAAAATTAAACCTCAAGTGCAAGTCGAGCAAGAACAGGTCGAAGAAGCTAAATAGTATGGACATTGAAAAATGTAAAGCCGATATAAAACGTCACGAGGGTGAAGTTCTTGAGTTGTACGAAGATAGTTTAGGGTATAAAACACTTGGAGTTGGGCATTTATGCCAACCTGGGGATCCTGAATATAATGACCCAATAGGAACTAAAGTATCGCAAGAAGTAGTAGACATGTACTACGAAGACGATTTTAAAAAACACTTAGCAGAAGCTATACATGTGTTTGGCACAGACGAAGGCTTTTATAACCTCCCCGAAGATATCCAACACGTCCTAGTAAATATGTGTTTTAATCTAGGGGGAACAAGGCTTTCCAATTTTAAAAACATGATGAAAGCCTGTAGAGAACACGATTGGGAAAAAATGGCTGCTGAAATGGAAGACAGCAGATGGTTTAAACAGGTAGGAAGAAGGAGTCTAGAACTGCAAGCAGTAGTTCGTAATACTGTATAATGGTTAAAGTATGGCATATTTTAAACTTAACAACTTTGCAGGTCTTGCACCTAGAATATCCCCGCGTCTTTTAGGGGAAACGTTAGCGCAAATAGCTACTGACGTAAATTTAGAAAGTGGGCGTTTAGTACCAGTTAAAGACAACTCTACTACCAACCCTTCCAATGGTGTAACAACCCTTGCCAACGCCAACAAACAAAGTATATTTAAGTACACTGATGCCAGCCCCCAAAAATGGCTACAATTTAATGAGGATGTAAACATCGTACGTGGGCCCATACCCGGGGATACGAACGACACGCTTTATTGGTCAGGGCAATCTTTTCCTAGAATGGCACGTAGTGCAACTCTAATATCAAGCGCTCCTTATCCTGATGGTTTCTACAGATTAGGAATACCAGCGCCTACAGCAGCTCCTACCGTAGCCGTTGTGGCTCCTACAACTATAAACGCCACTATTACTACTATAAGCGGTTCTCAAGTTCTTACTGTTACTACTGCTAGTAACCACGGCGCTGTAGTTGGCACCTTCGTTACTTTAGCGAGCTTTGGTGTAACAGCAGGTCTTACAGCAGATGAAATTAATAATACTTTTAAAATAGTTACGGTACCTACTGCCACTACTTTGACAGTTGAAACCAGCGGGTCGGCTACAAGCGCTGCTACTTCTAGTACAATTACAAATGGCGCAGCTTTTAATGGACCGTCAGATGCTAGCTTAGACTTTGAAACTTCTTATGTGTATACATTTGTATCTGCGTACGGAGAAGAAGGCCCTCCTTCTGCTTCTTCTACTGTTGTAACTACAGATGATAATCAAACTGTAGCTCTTACTCAGCTACAAACTAGTACGAATAAATCAAATTCAAACCTACTTAAGAAACGTATCTACAGATCTAATACAGGCTCTAACACTACCGCATTTCAATTTATTGCGGAAGTAGCTTTGTCTGCTACTGCTTTTACAGACACTTCAAACAATGATGAATTAGCCGAGGTAATACCTTCTACTTTTCATATTGGACCGCCAGATGATGATACCGCTCTATACCCAGACGGACCTATGAAGGGACTTATACCCCTTCCTAATGGTGTATTTGCTGGATTTACAGGCAAAAGAATATGTTTTTCTGAGCCTTTTTTACCCCACGCTTGGCCAGTTGCTTATAGGATAACTTTAGAAGAAGAAATTGTAAGTATAGCCGCAGCAAGCAACGGGATTGTAGTTGGCACAAAGGGAACTCCTTACTTAGTAGTAGGTACAGACCCGCAATCTATGACACCCCTTCGTTTAGAAATTGGGCAGGCTTGTTTAAATAAACGGTCGATGGTAGACATGGGGCCCTACGTTATGTACGCAGGCCCAGATGGATTAATAGCAGCCTCGGGTAATAACGCAGAAGTAGTTACAGCCGGGCAATTAACCGCAGAACAGTGGCAAGCTAGTTACTACCCATCTACTATCACAGGTTTTCTTTGGGAAGGAAGGTATATAGGTTTTTATTCTACGGGCAGTGGTTTTGGTGGTTTTATATACGACCCAAGAGCCGGTACGAATAGCTTAGTAAACTTAGATGCAAGTGCACTTATACGTGGGGGGTTTACGGACCCAGACGACAGTCAGTTGTATTTAATAATCGCTAACCGAATTAAAAAATTCCAAGGCAGCAACACTAACCTAACTTACAATTGGAAATCAAAAGAGTTTGTTACACCTAAACCTACAAGTATGGGGTTTGTTAAAGTAGAAGCAGAAACTTACCCGGTGCGCGTAAAAGTGTACGGGGATGGTTCAGTAATATATAACGCTGTTATAGCTACTGCGGGCAATGCTTTTAGTGTTACAGGTACTACTCCTAGTTTTAGTACTACGGCTATAACAGAACCTATAGTTAGACTACCAGCAAGTGTACATAAGACGTTTGCAATAGAAGTAGAAGGCGCAACTGTTATAAATGAAATATGTATAGGCGAGTCTATAGATGAACTAAGGGCAATTTAATGTCTACTAAAGGCACTAAAGTCCCGGCTATTAAAAATATACCGGCAAAAGTTGACCCAGAATTACGATCCATGCTCGACTCCGTTAAAGAAGCGGTTGAAGTACGTTTAGGGAGAAGGGGAGATCCGAGAGATAGGGCTGTAACCCTACGAGAACTTATTGATAGTGGGTTAGCTGAAGAATTAAGAGGCAGCCCGTTTGACCCCAATGGAGTACCTGGAATAGGTATAACCCCCCCAAAGCTACCCCCTGGAGATTTATCTATCCCGCCTGCCCCTACCGGCCTAGAAGCTTCGGGAGCTTTTACTCAAATAATAGTAAATTGGAACGCGGCTCAATACGGCAATCATGCATATACAGAAGTATTTAGATCTAGGAATGATGAGATAGGTGGCGCTATCCTTGTTACTACTTCTAATTCATTTGTAATTACAGACGTAGTGGGTTATGACCAAGAGTTTTATTATTGGGTAAGGTTTGTAAGTACTTCAGATATAAGAGGGCCTTTTAATAAAACTAATGGGGTTAAAGCTAGTACATTAGAAGACATAGCAGCTACCATGGCCGCCCTTTCTGAAGAACTATCTAATCTTCCTGGGTATTCGGCTATTACAGGTTTGATAACTACTCAATCAGCTGTTGCCGCGCGAGTAATAAGAAGTAGTGGCAGCCCTAGTACTAGAGAAGATGGGACTGCTTTAGTTATAAATGATATTTGGTTTGATACAGATGATGGGCAAATATACACAAGGAACGCCGCCAATAATGCTTGGGTACCGGGGAAAGATGCAACCTTGACGGCCTTGTACGGCTCTACTAATTACACTGGTAATACTATTACGGGAGCTGTAGCCTCTGCGCAATCTGACATTATCACTGTTACAAATGCTCATAACTCTACAGCAAGTACTTTAAGCAGTTTGGGCACAACCGTTACCAATAACAATAACACTTTAACTTCTGCTATTAGTTCTGAAGCTACTTCTAGAACCAATGCTGACAACACTACGGCTACAAACATTAACAACCTGACTTCTACTGTTAACGCTAAAACACAGACATTTGCCCAAAATGGAATACCAACTTCAATATCTGCTGGCGACCTTTGGATAGATACAAACGACAATAACAAAGTGTATAGGGCTGGTTCAGCTGGTTCAGATGCAGTTACTTCTGGGGAATGGGCGTTACTAGATGTAGGGGCTGCTCTTAGTACGGCTGCTGCTTTATCAAGCGAACAAACGACCAGAGCAAACGCTGATTCGGCTAACGCTACAAGCATATCTAATTTATCAAGCACTGTGACCAGCAATAACAACACCCTTACTGCAAGTGTTAACACTTTAAGTACTGCTACCTCTAACCTTAACGGCGATGTGAATGCCATGTTCGTGCTTCAAGTTGCGACTGAATCTAATGGTACTAAATCTGCAGCGGGGATGGTGATTGGTTCAAATGCAAATAGTGGTTCAGGAGCGCAATCATACGTGCAATTCCAAGCAGACAAGTTTGCAGTTTGGAGTGGATCAGCAGCTATAGCACCTTTTATTATTGTAGGGGGTGTTGTTTATATAGCCGACGCCCGTATACAAGATGGCGCTATAACAAATGCACGTATAGCTAACGGAACAATTGAGTCTGCAAAAATAGCTAGTGCTACTATAGTAGCGGCTAACATAGCTGATGGTGTAATAACAAATGCTAAAATTGCAAACGCTACCATAGATAATGCAAAGATAACTGCTACATTAGACGCTGCAAAAATAACTGCGGGTTTAATCAATTCAGATAGGATTAACGTAAACACCCTTAATATAAAGCATTTTGATAACGTAAGTACAGATATAAAAAGCCACAGGTCCAATGGTGCTTTTGTACCATTAGCTGTAGAGGCCAATGTGCAGTCTTGGTCAGGTACATACCCGGGGCAAACAATTATTTCTTCAGAGACAAGTTCAGTTGTTAACATTTCATGTACCACGGCCGAGGTCAGAAACAATGCTAAATATAGGGTTGTAGTGTCAGGAGTATACGGAAACGTTAGAAATGGCACAGTTCAATACAGCTTTAGCTCTAATTTTAGTAGCCCGGTTAGCTTAAACCCTAAAATAAATGCTAATGCTGGTACTTTTAGAACTTACGTGTTTATTTGGGACGGTGACATGACAGGTTTAAGTAGTACACAAAGCACAGTCTACTGGAGAATTAATTGGAATGTAAGTGGTGGGCAAGTAAACTCTACGTATCAAGCTTTGTACGTTACTATAGATAATACACAATAATGAATTACACAGTATACACAACATCTTCCGGAGTAATTATAAGTACGGGTTCTTCTAATGTAACTGACGTGGCGGATGTAGCAGTAGCTAGCGGACAAACTGCAGTAGAAGGTACTTATTCTCCGGGGCAATATAGATTTGTAGATGGCACAGCAACTGCTATAGATGAAGATCCTTTAGACTTTGTACGCGCACAACGTACGTTATTGCTATCTGAATCAGATTGGACCCAAGCTGCAGACTCTCCCCTATCGGATTCTAAAAAAGCAGAATGGGTTACGTACAGACAGGCACTCAGGGACTTACCAGCAGCTGACCCAATTAGTTGGCCATCGGCTCCTTAATAAGGTACTATTAGTTATTATGAAATGTAACTCAGGAATAAACGACATGGGAATGAAAGGCGCATACCCGAAAGGGCCAACAGCAAAGAAGAAAAAGAAACCGGCTAAAAAGAAAACTGTAAAAAGAAGTAGTGGGTATTAGGCACAAAAGCAAACCTACCACTGTAACTATTGCAGGCGCATCTTATGCACAATCTACAATGGTAAGAGGAGCGCCTAACAGCGCTAATAGTAACAACAAAGGAAAAAATAATGATAAAGAAAAAGAAAAAACCGATAAAAACTAAGAAAGCCACAGCTAAAAAGAAACCTACTATGTATGGCATGACTTCCCAGGACATAATAAACAAAACAAAGAAAAAACCTAAGAAAGCCACAGCTAAAAAGAAACCTGCTGTTTACGGCATGACCTCTCAGGACATAATAAACAAAACAAAGAAAAAAAAGCTAAAAACATAAATGGCAACAAAACGTAAACCTTACAAAAAGAAATCTCTTACAAAAAGACAAGAAGCTTCTTTAAAAAGACATGGGGAACACCATTCAGCTTCGCACATGAAATTCATGAAACGTAAGATGATGTCTGGCACTACAATGCGCGCCGCGCATAAAGCGGCTATGGCTAAAAAAGGCAAGTAACCTCCCGACAAGGACATGGATTCAGTAGTACAACTAATAAACGAAGTTGGTTTTCCAATAGCAGCAGCTATAGGCTTAGGTTTGTTTATTTGGAAACTTATAAACAAAATCATAGATGGAATGGAAACTAAGGTAGATGTGCTTGACGAAAAAGTAAGCGCACAAATAGCTCAAATAGAAGAGAGATTAGGTCAGAAATTAGATTCACAGCATGGTATTTTAATAGCCCTAATAGACAGGGTTAGGTCTGTAGACAATGAGATAATTAGACAAGACACACTTTTGAAGACTATACTTGGAGTACCACAACTTATGAATACAGATAGAATAGCAAAGGCGGACCGCGATGACCAACGAAAAGATTAGAAAAAGAGGCAGACCTACAAAAGAAGAAATACGTAGAAGAAAAAGAATGCAAGATGCGGACTCCGTAATCCAGTTTGTAGCTATAGTAGGGGTATTATTATTAATAGGTATATCTTGCCAAACACTTTTAGCAGATCAAATAGTACACAAATTTAAATCTCCTAGCTTTAATGGCGTAGGAACTAGCTCACACTATCTCACTATAGAAAACCAAGAGTTCTCAAGAAAACTAACTATAAAAGAAGAGATTAAAGCCTTACAAGACGAAATAGAAAGAGAAAAAGAAAACAGCACACTCGCCAGATTTTTAAGAAACCTAGAATCTAGAGTGTATGCAGAGCTATCAAGACAGCTAGTAAACAACCTATTTGGTGAAATTCCTAGTGAGTCGGGTACAATAACCCTAGAAGGAAATACCATAGTATATTCAAGTGATGGTATTACATTAACTTTAACAATAACGGAAGCAGATGGCACAGTTACTTCGATTACGATACCTATCGGTACTTTTACTTTCTAGTTGTTCTATTTTCTATCAGTTAGAAGACACATACGAACAAAGATTAAATCTAAACGACGTAGTATCTATACAAGATCTACAATCAGTTGAGTTAAAAAATGTAGACCTGCCTAAAGTACAACCGGTTGTAGCTATATACCCTACATCCTTAACCGATCAAACAGGCCAACGTAAAAGTAATTCAGAGTTTGCCTTATTCTCTACAGCCATAACACAACAACCCAATGCACTACTAATAAGAGCACTAAAACATGCCGGCAATGGTAACTTTTTTAGGGTAGTAGAAAGGGTTGGCTTAGATAACTTAGTTAAAGAGCGTCAGTTAATAAGATCTGCAAGAGAAAAATTTGCCACAGAAGAAGAAAAGAAAAAGCAATTAGCTCCTTTGTTATTTGCAGGTGTATTAATAGAAGGGGCAGTAATATCGTATGAATCAAATTTAAAATCGGGGGGTGCAGGCGCTAGGTATCTTGGAATTGGGGTAAGTTTGTTCTATAGAGAAGACAATGTAACTGTAAGTTTGCGTATGGTGTCTGTTGCTACCGGGGAAGTGTTACTAGAAGTCTTATCCCAGAAGACTATATTCTCTTACGGAAAGTCAGAAGACGTGTTTAGGTTTATAGAATCTAATACTGATTTAGTAGAGATAGAGTTAGGCAATGCTTCTAATGAATCTTCAACTATAGCTTTGATGAAAGCAATAGAAGGCGGGGTACTAGAGATAGTCAACCTAGGCTATGAAAGAGGGTACTGGATTAGACAAAATCCTTTAGTAGGAGTAGAATAATTGTATGAAGAACAAGCTAATTAGTCTACTTGCTGTTTTTTGTATAGGAGTTACAGGAGCAGATAACGAAATCTATGTGACCCAGTCCGGTACTGGAGCTAACATAGACCTCGAGCAACTCGGTATTTCCAACATTATTGGTGGATTATCATCTAGCGCAGGAAGCCTTACGGCTTTCGATTTAGACGGTACAGGGTTAACCTTAGACATCAATATGATTGGTGCTACTAATAAATTCCTCGGTGACATCTGGGCAGATAGCTTTACAGGTATCTACAACTTTACGGGCTCAACAAACAGCTTTACAATCCAGGTAGATCCAACCAACACTTATGGAGCTGATAGCTCTAATCAAAATGTAGCTGTTACAGGTGCTGGGAATACGTTCACGTTAAACCAAGCTACGTCTGCATTGGCTGCTACACTAGACTTAGACTGGATCATTCAAGGTTCTAACAATACTATTACTTCAAACATTAACATTGATGGAGCTACTAACTTTATGGATATAGACGGTAGTGACAATACAGTTAACTATACAGGTACAGGCGTAACGGCCTCTGCTGGTGGTTATTTTTATCTAGATCACACGGGTGGTCAAAGAACCTTTAATATCCAACAACTGAGTACCCAAGACAATGACTGGCTTAAGATTCTGTCTATTGGCGGTAATGCTTCTTCCACAGTTTGTGTTATCCAAAACGACCAAGGAACAGCAGTCGGCTGCTGATATTGGCGGTATATCTGAACTAAATGGTTCGGCACAAATTGTAAGAAACAAACCCCTAGATGCTACATTAGACTTTGCTATACAAAGCAACGATGAAGCTATTACTACAGATGGTAGAATGGCAATTACGTTTCTTGATGACTCTAGAGTTAAACTTACAGAACACTCTAAACTTACTATTACCGAATACATTTACGACCCCGACCCTAGTAAAGCTAAGATGGCAATTACTTTTGGTCTTGGTACCGCTAGGTTTATAAGTGGTAACCTAAATAAAATAAACAAAAACAATATTAAATTGTCTACTCCTACGGCTGATATTTCTATTAGGGGTACAGATTTTACTACTACAGTTGATGAGCTAGGCAGATCATTAATAATACTTTTGCCTGGCCCCAACGGTTTATCTAGTGGTGAGATAGAAGTTGTTACAGCTATGGGTAGTGTATTACTTAACAAACCTTATGAAGCCACAACTGTGTCTGTTTATGAATCTAGCCCAAGCAAGCCTGTCATATTAGACCTTACACTAGACATGATTGATAACATGTTGATTGTTACTCCTGCCAAACAAGAAGTTGTTATAGAAGAACAAGCAGTGGTTAAAACCGCTAACATACTAGACTTTAATGATTTGGATATAGACTACCTTGCGGAAGATTATTTAAAAGATGACCAGCTAGAATTTACAGAACTAGATATAAACTACTTAGATGTTAACTTCCTCGAAGACTTGCTTAATGTATTAGATGCTTTAGCTTTAGTACAAGAGGATGATAAGCTTAGCCAGGGCATAAGTGCACAGGTATCAGGTACTCTACTAGGCAAAGATCCCGATACTCAAATAACTACACTTATTACAGGGCAAGTTATTAGCTTACGAAGACAAGTGAATGAGTCCGTACAAGTGGATCTAAACAGTAGTAACTCTTATACGGTTATCTTTATTCAAGATGGTGTGTCTAATGTAATTAAAGTAAATGGTGGTGGCGAATCAACTATTACTATTACTCAGGGGGGATAATGAAAAAACTATTAGGTCCTATTGCAGTCTTAGCACTTACCATACCTTTGCTGTTTAACTTTACAGCGTTAGAAGTACTTAGATTAAAGATATTTGATTCTCTCGTACATACTCCAGACCCCAGTGGGCACTTTGTACGTTTAGATATTACAGAAAAAGACTTAGAAGAGATGGGAGGATGGCCTTTTCCTAGAACTGTTTTAGCAGGTATACACGATAAGTTAATGTACAACGGCGCTATAGGAGTTGGGTGGGTTATAACCTTTCCTCAGCCTGATCGATTTGGAGGGGATGCCCTTTTCAACACTGCGCTAAGCACTTCCCCGAGTGTCTTAGGCATGTTTGAAAATACCAATGGTGCGTACCCTCCAACCCAAGGTACAGTAATATTAGGGGACGGGGCTCGTGGACTTAGGGTATCGGGCGTTATACAAAATACTCCTGAGCTAAGAAAGAATGTTAGCCAAGGTTTAGCTACTGCTAGAGTAGATGTAGATAAGTTAGTAAGACGAATGCCTTTGTTATTACAGGGGAATGCTGATGACCAATGGGTACCTACCTTTGGAACAGAAGTATTAAAGGTTATTACTAATTCTAGTACCTATATTATTAATACAGAGGCCAATGAAATAGTTGGCATAAAACTACCTAACCTGGGAGAGATACGTACAGATTCAGTCGGCCGTAGATGGGTGTCTTGGATTAATAGTCCACGGACCACGCTCGACGATATGGATGTTAATGGTAAATTTGTGTTTGTGGGAGTTAGTGCTGCAGGAGTGCAGCCTCAGATTTCTACTCCAGTAGGTCTTAGGTATCCACATGAGATACAAGCATCATTTGCAGAAAGCTTATTAGTTGCAGATGTTCCTTACATACCAGCTAATAGACTATTATATGAATTAGTTATATTACTAACTGTACTTACATTAGCCATATTTATAATACGCACATGTAAGGTAACGGCTAGCGCTGTATGTACGGGCACACTAGTTGTAAGTATTCTGGGAGGAGGTTATTATTTAATAACAAACAATATACTTATAGATGTTAGTTATAGTGTTATATCACTAGTGCTTATATCTGTACAAGAGTTTTGGTTACGCTTTAGGGAGCAGTTTAAGCTAAGGCAACAAATAAAAGAACAGTTTGGTCATTACTTAGATCCCAGGCAAGTACAACGTTTGCAAGATAACCCCGAGTTGCTTACCCTAGGAGGCGAGCTTAAAGAGTGTACTTTTCTTTTTACTGATGTAAGAGGGTTTACTTCTTTATCCGAAAGCCTATCCCCTACTGAAGTAACTGAAATAATGAATAAAGCTCTAACTGTACAAGTTGAATGCGTCCAAGCGCACGGCGGTATGGTAGATAAGTTTATTGGTGATGCTTGCATGGCCATATTCAACGCCCCCCTTAATCTAGATCAGCATGCAAAAGCAGCAGTTGACTGCGCAGTAGAGATGCAGAAAGCTATTAAAGAGCTTAACAAGGAGTTGTCGCATGAGATTGCTATTGGGGTTGGTGTAAATACTGGACCAGCGGTGATCGGTAATATGGGGTCTAGTACTAGGTTTGATTACTCTGCTATTGGAGATGCTGTTAATTGTGCTGCACGTTATGAATCCGCAACTAAAGAAGTTGGAGTAGATATATTGATTGGGGAGCCTACAGCTACGCAGGTACAAGGCACAAAGTTTGTAAAAAAAATGTATGTAAAGGGTAAAAAGAAACCACTCAAAGTGTATACTATTTAAATGGCTAGAAATTATAGACAAGAGTACGACAGATATCAGGGTACTTCTGCTCAGAAGAAAAGAAGAGCAGGTCGTAATGCAGCTAGAAGAAAAATGATTGCTTCGGGGCAAGCGAGTGTAGGAGACGGTAAAGACGTTGCGCACAAAGACAACAACCCCTTAAACAACAAAAGTAAAAATATAAAAATGGAAGCTAAAAAATCTAACAGGTCTTTTAAAAGAACTAAAACCGCAAGGAGAGCATAATGGGATTATATTCAAATATACACGCTAAAAGAAAAAGAATTAAAGCAGGTTCTAATGAGAAGATGCGTAAGCCAGGATCTAAAGGAGCACCTACTGCTAAATCTTTTAAAAAAGCTAAAAAAACAGCAAAGAAAAAATAATGCCTAGAAAAAAAGAAAAAGCTATTCGTAAAACAACATCGGGCAAGGGCGCTAATTATCGTAAAACAAAATCAGGAGCTGGCATGACGGCCAAAGGTGTTGCTGCGCACAGACGTGCAAATCCTGGATCTAAATTAAAGACCGCAGTTACTGGTAAAGTTAAAAAAGGAAGTAAAGCAGCAGGAAGAAGAAAATCTTACTGTGCAAGATCAGCTGGACAAATGAAGAAGTTTCCTAAAGCAGCTAAAGATCCTAATTCAAGATTAAGGCAAGCAAGAAAAAGATGGAAGTGTTAAAAGAATTTGTATTTAAATGGGTAGAAAAGAGCTTACAAAGAAAGGCTGACAAATTATTCTTTAAAAGTAAAAAAAGTAAAGATAACCTGAAAAACGACCTCACCAGAGCTCGCTAGTAACGTTTTGATTGCTGTAGTAAGGCCTTAGCTTTAGTTTAAACAACTTTTTAATACATTTAATCACAGGTTGTTCTAAAGAGTTTTCTCTTTTTCCATAGCTTCTTCAAGTTTATTTAGATACCAAAGTGCTTTTTTAACATCTTCGAGCCCATTCTTGTAAGAAAATCTCCAAATGTATTTTAAACAGTTACCTTTACAGTAACCTTTGAAAGCTTCGGGTGTCATACTTGCTTCTATTGCATCGATGCATTCTATTTCTCCGCTATTGTAATGCGGTGGTGAATTTACCATATCAGTCATTAGTCTTCTCCTTGTATTCTTCTCGTAGTTCTGGAAACTCAGACAGATAGCAGGTAAGTATATGTTTGTTATCTCCATCCTCTAACAACCTAGTTAACATGTCTCTAAGAGCCATCAGGTTATCCTTATCAATGTCTCGTTTTATTTCAGCTATAATTTCATTAATGAGCCCATTCATTAATCTCTCCTTTCTATACGTATGAATAAATCACACTTTTTTTTCTTAGCCATTTCTATATCATTAAAACAATCTATTCCAACTTGATCTAAACAATCTTGAAAGTTATCTATTAAATCGTGATGATAAGGTGTGGCAGATTGTATTTTTATAAATGATTTTTTATCTGGCGTTAAATGAGTTCTTGGCATTTGTTTTCTCCTAAACAAAATTTTGTTAATATTTCTATGAACGCTTTAAAAGAAATTGCTTCTTTGTTAAATTGTTCTACTGTTAATTCTTGTATTGTAAAATCTTCTGTTATGTACACTAGATCTCCTGATCCAAGTACAGCGTAAGTAAAGATATTGTGCTTACTCTGTTGGGTTAGCCATATTCTTTGTTGTACAGATAGATTAAGTTTAATTTTTGATGTAGTTTTACTAGGCAGTTTGTCAGTGTATTTGTATTCTATAAAACAGTGACCTTCTGGACCTGAATAAAACGTATCGGGAACTCCTCCATGGTACGGATCGTTAATCTTCCATTTGTATATTTCTTTTGGAAGACACTTGTGCACTTTGTTTATGAACTCCTTTTCACGCATGCATAAAGTATACCATGCGTACATGGGTGCGAACTATTATGTCGCACCCGTACGTAAGTTTAATTACAAGTTATCCAACAGAATTTGATTCTTTGGCTTGAAAAGTTCTATCGTAGTAACTTTTTACTTGGTCATATACAGCGTCCTTTACCCAACCAACATCAGAACAAGCAATGTTATAAAACTTTTGCCCAGCTCTGTTTGCTGTTTGTACTGAACCCATTTTCCAAAGAGACGAGAATCTGTCTCCACCTTTTCTTGCAATCTGAGTATTCCATTCTCTAGATACTCTTAGCTTAGAAGATGCACAATCAAATAAGAATGGTATGTCAGCTATTTCGCCAGTTTTCTCATCCATTTTTAATAGTTGGTGCGTTTGGGTTTGCGTAATTTCATGGTCGTCCACTATCTTACCCTGGTCCGTTAAATACGTAACTGCTTCAGTTTGACTCGGGAATGTGCCTACTAGGCCTCCTCCTTTCTCACGCTTGACCCATACAATAAAGTCTTCTTTAAAGTGGACGTTAACAACGTATATTTCTTTACCATAGTTTTCACGCGTTACCGTGTTAATGAAGTCACCTGGTTTGGCACCCTCAATACATTCACTATGATTCTCATCCACTTCATTAGACAGCTGTTGAAGCTGTTTAACTCGTGGCACCATCATGTGCTCTGAAGAAATGTTTTCATTTCCTAGATTACTACCTTTTTTTACATGAGCAGGTAACTCAGTTGCAACAATACTTATATCTTTAGACATATTTCATTTTCCTTTTTTCATCGTTATTATTTCGACCTGTAGTTTACACGGGTCAGTTCAGTGCCTACAACTCCAGGAACTTCCATTCCCATTTTTGCAAGCTCACGCCACGCAGTAGCTGACATACGTTTCTGCAACAATTCAAATTGATTCGTATCAATTATGTGTTGATGCACTGCATCCCAGTCCTGCACGCTTGGCACCATTTCAGCTTTAACTGAAACAGTACAAAGATCATTAGATACTTTCTCGAGCCCTTGCTCTTGCATCTTAATTGCGATTTCATATTCTAGCTCTCGTTTTTGACTGTTAAGATCTTTCTCGTCAGCCTGTACAATTTTAAGTTGATCACGTATTGTGGTCATCTCTGCTAGTAAGTCGGTCATTTTTTTCTCTGCCATTTTATAACTCCTTTGGGTTATGTATTTTGTTTAAGGTATCTAATGTTTCTTCAGAAACATCTTTTAGGTTCTCAGGTATAGTTGGCATAAGAGTTTGCCTAACTTGTAGTTGTATATCTAATACATCTTTTTCAGCTGTGTAAGTGTAGTTCCACTCATCGCCTATTTCTTGCATTAAAAATGCATCTAATTTATCAAAGAATTCAATCTTCATTTTTGTAACTCCGTTAGTACATGCAGTAAGTTTTCCATCTTTCCTAACTTACCATTTAATTTTTTATAGACTTCGGGTTCCCAAGTGTCTTTTGCCGCAATCAATATAGTTTCTGTCTTTTGTGTTTGACCTGCTCTATATATACGTTGGTTAAATTGCTGAAAGTGTTCTGCGTTGTACGTAGGTGAACACCATATAACTGTGTTAGCTTTAGTAAGAGTAAGACCATGACCTGCGGATTGCGGATGGCAAAACAATACTTGTATTTGGCCAGCTTGAAATCTTTCTACAATACCTACACGTTTGTGTGCAGGGATTGAACCATCAATAATTTCGTAGGATATCTTTTCTCGTTCTGCAATCTTGACCAACGCATCACGTTCGTGTCGCCAGTTGAATGCTACTAATGAATGTGCACGTTGTGCTACAAGAGTCATAACAATGTCATAACGTTCTTGATGTAAGAACTGGACTGTTCCATCTTCATCATATACTGCACCCGTAACTAACTGGAGTAGTTTTTTTACCCTGGCTCCTGCGTGTACAGCGTTAACTGTGCCAGACTTTGTATAAAGTACAGATTCATCTGCTAGCAGTTTATACATTTTAGCTACAGCAGGACTTAATTTTGTTTTGACTGTACGTTTTATTCTGTCAGGTAAATCAATGCAATCTTCTAGTGCATATCTAATTGTTATATCTCGTAAATTGTCTGCTACAGTTTCTTCTATGCCAGGTTTGTCAATCCACTCGTTAGCAAAACCATTAAACTTAGGAGTACAAACTTGATTACGGTACGCGTAAAAACGTAACCCTAAATGTTTGCCATCATCTACAAGACACACAGGATGCCATAGATCTAATATACCGTTGCTATTTGGAGTACCTGACATAGCAATTCTGCAGTTAAAGTTTTCCATAATAGCTTTACAGTTCTTACTTCTTTTAGATTCTCTATTTTTAAAGGCTGTAAATTCGTCTATAACTATATTGTCAAATTCTTTTAAATACGTTTTGGTTGCTTTGTTTTTACATAAGAAGTTAACAGCTTCAAAATTTGTAATGACCATATCTAAATTATCTTGTGCAAATACCTTTTCACGATTCTTTGCATACGCTACGCCATATTTAATAGAAGGGGTAAACTTATCAATGTCTTCTGCCCATGCTGCTTCTAGTATAGATAGCGGGGCTAGTACTAAAGTTTTACCGCCTAGCTTAACTAACGCATCTAATACTGCACGTGTTTTACCAGTGCCTGGATCAGACGTAACAAGACACTTAGGATTGTCTATTATAAATTGAGTAGTCTTAGATTGGTGCGCATACGGCTCCGGGATTTTTCGTTCGTTGTTCATGTTTCTTCCTTCGTTGTTTGATATTCGGTGTTAGTTGGGTGAATACCAAGTATTTATTGTACCTAATTAATACCCCATTCACAATAGGGACTTTCTCCTTTGCCAAATGAGCACCATCTACAAGCTATTGTAGAAGGGTTAGGAGGAAATTTAGTAGCTGTAGTCATTTCTGTAGCTCGTTCGTGTAGCTTAGGCATAAATACCATAGCTTCATCTCTTGTATAAACTTGTTCCATTACAGTGCCGTGGTCTAAATACCACAATTCTGTTTTAACAATTTCTAAATTCGGATACCTAAAAAAACTTCCGATTGCGTAAGTAAGAGCTTGCTGTGAATGCGATATCTCATTACCAAATTGTTTACCTGTTTTATAATCAATGACTCTAGCTGATGTTTCTGATTCGTTTACTAGGGCATCGAGTTTTACTCTTGCCCATACATCAGGTGCCATCCAATCGCATATTTCCCACTTGCGAGTGAACCCCCAATCTCCTTCTAATTCTACAGCTGCGTTAGCATATTCTTGTTTTAAAAAGTCAAATTGCTTCTGAAATTTTTTAAGAGTAACTGGCATTTCTGCTAGAGTACCTCTTACATAATCTTCTGCTTGTTGGTGAATGTCTGTTCCACGTGCAGCTGCTGGGCCAAAGTCTTCTTTGACACGTTTTACTTTTGATATGTATGTTTTGTAAGCGCAGGATTCAAACACTTTAAGTGCTGAATGAGACCAAGCTGGAACAAGTCCTAGCTCAGTGTCATCATTAACTTCAATGGCGTTAATTAAATCGGGTCTTTTAGACTGGGTTAATTCAGACAATTATAAATCCTTTATTGATTGTTAATAAGCTGAAGATCTCGTTCTTCAAAATGTTCCTTAATTAAATCTTCTCGAATAGTATTATCTAATTTCCATGTCATTACAACCCCTCTTGGGACGCTTGCAGTTCTGTCTTTACTTATACGTTTACGTGCTGTATGTATGTTTAATCTTGACATAGCCTTTGCAAAGTCTCTTGTAGAAAGTTTGTTACGACTGTCTGTTAAAGCATCGTACACAATTTTAAAGTGCGCTAATGGTATAACCGTTTCTTGGCCTACAGTAGCAACCCAATCTTTTAAGTATCTCTGTGCAGTACCTATACCGCCGGCGTCAAAAGTGTTTGTAAGTGGTATGTCTAGTATTTCTGTAAAGTAATCTAAATTTCTAGTTCGTATAGCGTTAGCAAATTCTTCTAAGACTGACATAGATATTTGTTTCATTTCTTTTTTAGCATCGTTTTCTAATGCGGTGTGTGCCATACGTTCGTTTACTTTAAACTTTTTTAATACGCCTGCAATAATATACAACTCTGCATCTAATGAATCTAAATTTTCTATTAGCTCTGGGTGAGCTATGTCTATCTTAACTTCTTGTCGAGGTCCTACGTTGTACCGTCTGTCGCTATCTTCTATTTTAACTGCGTCTCCTCTGTTTGTAAGGAATAAGAAGTTTGTAAAAGATGGCAGCTCTATTTGGTTTGTACGCATCGCACGAACTGTAAGAGTAGGTTCTGTAATTTGATGTTTAAGCTTATCGGCCATACGCCCTGCATTGCCTGAATCTGCCATACGGAACTCATCAACTACTAAGAACAATGCTGTTCTCATGTATAAGTTAAATTGTTCTTCTATATTTTCTAAAGCTCTCATAGGAGTTTGTGCATCACCAAATAAAGGTTTAAGTATTTTGTGTATAAATAATCCTTTACCTGTACCAGGTATGCCTGTAAATATCCACGCGGTCATTGCTTTGCGTTTGTTTTGATATATGTACGCTAACCAATTAACAAAGTGTTCAAACTCTGGTTTGCCATCTCCAAGTACGTGCATTAATAATTTGTAAAAATTAGGCGCAATCTTTTGCATTTCTATTGCTGTTCCATATTCTAATTCTTTTACATTTTCGTTAGCTGCTAACATGTATTCTGTACGACGAAACAAGTTTACGTAGTAGGGAACTTCGTCCAGTTGTACGCCTTTGTCGTTACTAGGATCAAAGACAACCCTAGCGTCAGGAACGTAATCCATATTAGGCCTGCCATGAGACCGCATAAAATCGTTAATAGAATTTTTAGTTGTTGGAGTAAGGGGATAGCTGTCGCTGAATTGTTGTAATGATTCATCATATATTCCGTTGTAATAAGTATCTGTATAGAAGTCACGTAACGCTATTGGTTTTTTCTTTTCTTCTGAATCTATTTGATCTGCAAAGATTTCAAATATACTTTTGTAGAAATCTGCATCTGCTTTTTCTATTTCCCATATAGGTTCGCCTTTAAAGTTAAACATATAATGAGGGTTAGTTAATAAAAAGTAATAACCTCCGCTGTCGCCATTGTTTATATTACAGTTTACGTAAGGTTCTGCTACCCGAGCTACTTGTATAGTCATTTTATCTGGGTTCTGTAAAACTTCTTCTATGTCACCTGATACATTAACAGTTGCTACTTTACCTGCTTTTTTAGGTAAGTTCATTTTGACTCTAAGATTATCTTTAATTTTTAAGCCTAATGAATGAGTACGTTCTGGGTTAACGGTCAGTAATGATCTAGATATTTCTAAGGTCGCCGAACCACGGTCGATCTTTACAAACCTGCCGTCAGGAAGAGGATCTTGTACGTTCTTGAATGTAGGTGGGGCAATGTATATTAACTTGCTGTTGTCTGCTACAGATGGATCAACTATGTAAGATAAACTTTGACCATTAGCTGACAGTCCTATTTGTTCTGCTAAAAAATCACTGTCGTAATTTACCATACGCAACCAATCTTTTAGTGTTTTAGGATGTACTGGCATGTCCATAAAAAAGAACAGGTGTAAAGATAACTTGTCTTTCTTAAAGCCAAGCGATGCGCTAGCTTGTGCTACGTAACTTACATCATGAAAGATGTCAGGTAATTGTAGGATTATCATTTCTGCAATAGTGGCTATGCCAACGTTACTGCTCTTGTAAGGCAGTCCATCTATATCTAATACAAGTAGTTGAGTAGATGCGTTACGGTCAGACATGAATGCTCTGGGCTCATCTTGTAAGGGTTGTTTTAACGCCCCTTTATGTAAACAAAACCCTTGGTCTGCATACTTAGTTAGTAATTTGTAAAATTGATTAAGACCTTTTTGGTCAGGGTTAACCTCGTGATGGTGTGATGTAAAGTTTTTAGCTAATGGATAAGGTTTAGTACCTTGATCACTTATTTCTTTGCATAACGGTTTCTTTCCTTGTAAAAATATTACTTCCATTATTCCTCCTCTAATAGTTTTGTTTTATATATTTCTTCTCTATCTATTCTAATGTTAGCGTCAGCTTGAAAGCCTAACTTACATTGCCCAGATCCCAGGGCTACGACCGTAAGAGTACATAAAACGTTATCACCATCGTGGATGATGATTTTGTTTCCTTGTTTTCTAGTTAATATTAAATTTTTATTTGTCATAAACTTGGCTTGCTCCACCTTCAGCATCAAGAGGTAGATCACTACACCAAGATGGGGGAGTTCTCATGATATCAATTATTTGGGCCATTGTCTGTTCTGCATCTTGATTTGATCCAATAGCTATTATTTCATCGTGTATTTGCATAACAATATCTACTTGAGGCATTTTTTGTATGTCTAACATTTGATCTGTGATAACTATACGTGCTAATGCTTGTATGACGTTTTCTGTTATTCTTGGGCCATGCGTACGAATAACTTCTCTTTCTGTTTTATATATAAAGTTACCGTGTTCGTACGAAAGATTTGGATAGCTTAAGCACATACCATTAGGTAATTTTAAAGCTCGCGATTCTATAGATAAAGGACCGTATTTCATACCTACACTTCTAGGGTTAATCATTTGAAACAAGCTGTCCTTCATACCTGACCAGAGTTTTGGTATGTTTGGGTACATGCCTCGGTACTGAGCAACAATTGCTTGTGCAGTATGTTCTGTTATGTCTACAGATGGAGAGCCTGTTTTTAATGTAAGTTTAAATCGTTCTGCACCCATACCGTATCCTAATCCTAAGATGGCAGTTTTGCCTACGTACCTTTCTAATTTATCTTTCTTTGTAATTGTACGACCGTATATTTGACTAGCAAATTCGCAATAAACATCTCTGCCTGTAGCAAATGCTTGTACTAAATCGTGTTCTTTAGCCATCCACGCTAACATCCTAGCTTCTATGTTTGATAAATCTGATATGAATAGTTTTTGTCCTTCGGGTGCCATGATTGCAGTACGCAAAGTAGATCCCCTAGGTAAGTTCTGTATATTTATTTTATCAGAACCACCGAACCTGCCTGTGTGGGCTGCGTAATACCGTAAAGGCACAGAAAATGTACCGTCTGGATTAACAGATTCTAAGAACCTTTCTGCTCTTGTTTCTTCTACTCGCGATTTTACTGCTTCTCTAGCTTTCCATATGTGTTCGTACTCAGGGTATGCTTGGCAAAGTTGTGTGTACGCAGCATCGCTTTTGCCAAACGCTGGTATTTTTTGGCCTGTTGTAGGACTTTTCTTTGTCGGTACAGTAATGCCTAAATTTTCTAAGTGCAACTTAAACTTTTGTTGGCTAGCAAGTACTTCTCTTGTAGTACCACTATTTTGTATAGCTTCAGCAGTGTTTTTAGATATTTCTTCTTTGTATGTGGTCAACCGTCCACGGTCGAGTATTAGTTTTGGTTCTACAAACATTCTGACTGTGAGGTCAATAAGATCAAATTCTGATTGCGGGTAACCTACCGACATTTTCCAAAACAATGCATAAGTTAAATCTACATCTTGAATACAATAGCCTCCTATTTGTGCGTCAAGCTCTGGATCTAAATCTTGTACGCCTTTAGCGTTTACAAGCTCGTCGCCCTTACGCATAGCAGCGTCATTTGGAAACAACCGCACAGCTACATCTTTAAGTCTTGCTGACATATTTGGGTACAAACCACGGCTAAGAGCTGCGGTGTCGTAGTAGTATGCTGGTCTATAGCCAAAGTATTGAGTTAGTATGTAAGCGTCAAACAAAGTGTTGTGGCATACAATAGCTGAGTTATCCCAATCTATTTGTGCAAGTATGTCAGGTGTTTCTTCTTCGTTAAACCATTCCGTATCGCCTTCGTCTACTTTTATACCTACGCCCCACACTTTAAAGTCTGGGTGATTGACGTATTGTACAGTAGACATTTTTGTCAGGGAAACTTGTACGTCGTAGTAAGTTTCAAAATCTAAGTATATCTTTTGCATTAATCCCTCCTTGGGTTAATTAAATGTTGTGCCCAGCATTGAGCATGTTTTGTTTCCAATTAAGATACTGTTTTAGTGATGCTTGTTCCCAACCTTTCTGCTTAGACACAACCATGTTGTAAGCAATAGACCTCGATACTCTCTTCCATTGTATGTATGGGAGATCATCGGGGTGATTATATCTTCTGTAGGGATGGCGGGGGTTACGCTTTACGTATATCACTAAGTTCACTCCTCCTTGAATTAAACTTGACAAGACTAATATTAGTCTTTAAAACATTAAGTATTACATACTTTTGTGTAATATGACAAGTGAGGATAATATTATGGCAATTTTTAAAAGTGGCCAAGTAGATAGCAATTCATCTTTTAAACCTTTTCCAAGTGGAATGGTAGCAGTTAGATATGCTAAATTAAATGTTACTGCAGCATGTAACACTAACGATGTGTACCAATTAGTACAAGTTTTCGCTGGTGAAACTGTTCATGACGTTAAAGTAAAATCATCTGATTTAGATGCTGGTACTGAACTAGTGTTTGATATTGGTGATGGTGGTGATACTGACAGATATATTGATGGTTCAACAATTGGACAAGCTGGTGGTGTAGACCACGAAGCTGCTGATTTAGTACCTCAGTTATATACTGTTGATGATACTATTGATATTCTTGTTCAAGTAGATCCTGCTACAGACGTAGCTGTTGGTACACTTGAAATGTGGGTATACGTATCGTAGGTTGATTGTTTAGACAGGTTCAGAAAATATAACTTAGTTAAATTTTAAGAAGACTGAATCTAGATAAAGGCACAAAGGATAGGTAGTGAGTGGAGACTCTTGCTACCTAGCCCTTGCTAATACCATCCATGGTATGTTTTAGTTAATGAATTACTGGTCCATTTTTAGCACTATATGCTAAATAATCTTCCCAGGTCCCATCAAAACTGTTTACAAATAATATACACACTTTTACATCGTCTTCTGACATCATGTATTGATCTGCTGTTTGTGCAACGCCATGTTCTTCGGCATGGTAACCGATATCGAACATAGCAGATTTAAGTGAGCCCATTTATTTTCTCCTAATAAGTTTATACACTAATTTATTAAATTTAGCATAAGCCTTAGAAGTTGGCAAACCTCTTTCAGCTCTCCCTATTAATTCTTTAAGTTTCATTGCCCAAACTGCTTTAAATTCGTCGTCTTTAGCATTTTTCATAGCTCTTTTTAAAGCTATGCTTCTTTCGGCCGTTTTATCCATTACAAATCTCCTAATAGTTTGTTCTCTAGTATAACTTCGCTCATCTGAGTTTTTAACTCTTCTGGCATTATTTGTTCTGGAGTCAATCTGTTGCCAGTAGGTCTTTTAACTACTGCTTTATTCATTCTGTCTTTGTATTCTTTAGGTACAAAGTCTAAAGCTCCTGGCATTTCGGTTAAGAACTTTTTAAGTGTAGTTATATGTTTTAAATAATCACGAAACTTATTAAGAT